AGAAAGCATTTTTCGGAATATGTACAATCTTTAGTTGAAATAGAAAAAAGCAATGAATCTGTTTGAAGAAGATGACTCTGCTTTGTTTAAACACTATGTGGAAATTGGTGCAATAGATTTTGTTGGAGTAGAAAAAAATGGCGAAGCCATTTATAAAGTAAATGAAATTGCTAAAGACATTGCTCCAGAATTATGGAAAGCTCATACAGATTACATTGATGAAACATTAATTGGGCTATACAAAGAAAATTTAATTTCTGTTTCCTATAACGAAAATCTAGAAGCTACTTTTAGCGCAACCCCAGAAGGCTTAAGGCGTTTAAAAAAACACTACGGAATTGTTCCAGAAAGAGATTCTAAAGATGATAATTCTTGGGGTTAACGAAACCTCACACGATGCTTCTGTTTCTTTAATAGAAAATGGAAAAATTATTTTTGCGGGACACGCAGAAAGATATAGCAAGCAAAAGAATGATTGGTATATCAATAATAGTTTAGTTAATGATGCTTTGTCATATGGTGCACCTGATGCTATAGCTTACTACGAGAAACCCTTTCTAAAGGCCTCTAGGCTATTTTTAAAGGGTGGTGTAGGGGACTGGAAGCCAAGGTTTAATATAGAAGGTATCCCAAGAAAATCATTTAGCCATCATTACTCACACGCATGTGCTGGATATTATACAAGTAGCTTTTTTGACGCAGCAATTGTAGTTTTAGATTCAATTGGTGAATATAATACTTCTACTATTTGGGTAGGAGAAGGTGAAAAAATAAAATTAAAATTTAAACAAAATTACCCAGTAAGCTTTGGATTATTTTACTCAGCCTTTACCCAGTTGGTCGGGCTTATGCCAAATCAAGAAGAGTATATTATGATGGGGATGGCGGCCTACGGAGATTGGACAAAGTATTATAAGCAGGTAGATAATTATTTTCCTAGATATGATAAACAAAAATACAATTTTCACAAAGGAATTACTGATTGGGGATGGGTTTCAGAGCAGGACAAGTTTGATATTGCGGCAGCAGTTCAGGTAGTTTACGAACAAAGACTTATAGACTTTATGCGGTATGCAAAAAGTTTAACAAAAAAGAAAAATTTAGTTTTTATGGGAGGCTGTGCGCTAAACTGCTCAGCAAATACTAAGTTGTGGGAAATATTTAATGATGTGTGGATAATGCCCAACCCAGGAGATTCTGGAAGCTCTTTAGGTGCAGCAGCGGCTCTTTATGGAAAGCATTTAGATTGGCAGACTCCATACCTAGGATACGATTTGGGCGGGGAGTACCCAGTCAATAAAATAATTAAAGGTTTAGCTGAAAACAAAATAGTTGCAGTTGCCTCTGGAAGAGCAGAGTTTGGTCCAAGGGCTTTGGGAAACAGAAGCATACTCGCAGACCCAAGAGATCCAGAAATAAAAAACAAAGTAAATTTAATAAAAAAAAGAGAATCATTTAGGCCCTTCGCACCAGTCGTAATGGAAGAGCATGCAAGCAAATGGTTTGATATTAATTTTAGCTCTCCTTATATGCAGTACGCCGTTAAATGTTTAAAGCCAGACACAATACCATCTGTTGTACATGCTGACGGTACTTCGAGAGTTCAAACAATTAATAAAAATCAGCACCCAGGACTGTATGAAGTGCTAAAACAATGGTTTGATTTAACTGGAGTCCCAGTTTTGTTAAACACCAGTTTAAATGTTAAGGGCCAGCCTTTAATTAATGACGAAAAAGACATACTTGAGTGGGAAAATTATTACCAACATCAAATAATTTCATAATGGTATAATGTGTATATATGCTAATACATAGAGGTAAGTGGATCAAGCAAGCTGAAGACGTTACATGCGCCATGCTTTGGAAAGAATGGTCTGGCAATTTTCCAGATGACAGATTGGTTTTGTTAGCCAAGGAAAGAATTGCAGATTACACCAGAAAAGACTGGGACTCAATGGTTGAAGAAGCCCACGAATTAAACTCATACCTTGCAGAGTGCATTAATAGCAATATTCCAGTAGAAGATCCTAGGGCAGAGCATGGATTTGATTTGTTTGCTGATCATTATGTTAAATGGTTTTTTCCGATAGATGAAGAATATCTATTAAAGCTTAGCTTAGAAACTCAAGTAAATAAAAAGTATGCTTTATTTTTTGAAAAGCAAGCGCCAGGGCTTAGCCAATACCTTTTAAAATTAATTAAAGCTTATTCTCACAAAAGAAAAGATGGCTTGGATAGTTTGTCGACAAATAAAATATGAGCGGACCACTTAATGCGGGTTTAGCCGCTAAAATGGCAAAAAGCAATGAAACCATAATTGCGATTGCTAATACAGATAACATTACAAAACAAATAGGAACAGGTATTAATAACATAAAGGTAATTGAAAACTATTTAACAGATAAAGAATCTGAAACTGCATTATCAATTATAAAAAAGTATAAGATAAAAGAAGGAGTAAACCATTCTTACTCAATAGATACTTTAGAAGAACATTCGCCTTCTGAAGAAGAAAAGTTGTTCACCAGTATAATGAGAAAAAAACTGCTCAATACAGTAATTTCAGAATACAAAATGAAATTTATTCAAGATCGTCCTTTTTTGTATATAGTTCATCCAACTGGAACTTATATTGATCCACACACAGACATACTAGACATAGATGAGCCAGATTATGAAAACGATACTTATGAATCTCAAATAGAAAAATACCCATACTTATGGAGCGGTCATTTATCGGTTCTTGGATATTTAAATGATGATTACGAAGGAGGGGAGTTGTATTTTCCACAGTTTAATCACGTAATTAGGCCTAAAAAAAATATGTTAATTCTTTTTCCAGGAAGTACACATTATGTCCACGGAGTATCAGAAGTTACTTCTGGAACAAGATACACTATTTCTCAATGGAGCCTATTTTCAGAATTTAATAAGAAATAAAGACTATGAAGTTTCATTGGATGCACAGGTTTGACTTTGGAGATTCAGAAACTGAATTAGTTCAAATGGCAAGAGATTTAGAAAGAGCAAAAGCTTATTCTGTTTTATTAACATATTCTATAATTTCAACAGACTATGTTCCCTTTTTGCAAAGCATGATAAGAGTATCAAAACACCTTAAGTTTATGATGGCGTTTAGGGCTTACACAATGAGTCCAGAATATGCAATTAGATTTTTTAATACAATGAATGTTCACTATAAAAATAGGGTAACATTTAATTTAGTTGCTGGAAAAATGCTTGAAGATGAACAAAAAGAAGTAATTGATATGTATAATTTTGACGAGTCTTTAATAAATACTGTCGAAAAAAGAATAGAGCTTGCAGATAAGTGGGCAGATAAATTTTTTAATAAGATGGGTGACCAAGCGCCAATTTCTTATACAATTGCAAATTCTCCAATGACAATTGACTTGGCTAATAAATGGACAGACTATGCTATTATCAATGATAGTGGGTTAGAAGAATCATTTTTAAAAGAATCAATTAATAAATTAAAAAATACTAAGGTAGTATTAATTATTGACCCTTTAATTAGGGAAACAAAAGAAGAACTTGATCAAGATATAGCATATCATTATCAAGAGTGGACCCCTAATAAATATGAAAAACCTTATGTTTTAGAAAAGAGAGAGCATTTAATACGTGGAAACATGGAAGAGGTTAAACAGGAAATTAGAGATATATCTAAAAAATATGGGATAGATGACTTTATGATAGTAACCAGCCAAAAAAATATATCCAGCCTTTTGAAGCTTATGGAAGAAATGTCTGACTGGTAGAATTTTTTAGTAAATGATATAATAGTATATAGGTCGCCGAATGGGGCCTAATTTAAATTATTCGCTTGAAAGGGGAATAAAATGGTAACACAATTCGCTATGGATCTTTTCAATGATCCTTTTTTTATTGGCTTTAACAGAGAGTTAAGCCGTCTAAACAATGCACATAAAGTCAACTCACAGTCATATCCTCCATATGATCTTCTTAAGCTAGATGAAGACACATATCGTATTTCTATTGCTGTAGCAGGTTTTGGCAAAGAAGACATCGATGTGTCAGTAGATAATGGAACTCTTATCATTAAGGGTGAGATTACAGAAGTCGCTGAAGCAGAAGTGGTACACAAGGGTATTGCAAGCCGTAAGTTCACACGCTCATTTGCTCTTGGTGAGTACATGGAAGTGACTGGGGCAGATCTAAAGGACGGTATGTTAAATATTAATGTAGATCGTACTGTGCCTGAAGAGAAAAAGCCAAAAACAATTAAAATAAAGTAATAGTATAATAGATATCTGCACCCCTTCATCGGGGAGTCGCAGGTATGTCGGGGGAGACAGCGACACTAAATAACTGATTGACCTGAGTAAGTCTGTAAACTGCTCATTATAAATTTAAGGAGCATTATGTTTGAATATAGAGTTAAGCAAGTAATAAAGGTCGTAGACGGAGATACAATTGATGTTGATATTGATTTGGGATTTAGTATATCTTATTCTCAAAGACTAAGGCTTGCTGGCATAGATACTCCAGAGTCTAGGACAACAGACAAACTAGAAAAAAGTTTAGGAATTGAATCAAAAGAGTATCTTAAATCTAAATTCAAAGATGCTAAAGACATAGTGGTTAGAACTGAAAAGCCAGACAGCTCAGAAAAGTATGGTCGCATATTGGGTTGGGTTTATGTTAATGGAGATTCTAAATCACTTAATGAGCAGATGATAGAAGATGGTTATGCATGGGGATACATGGGGGATACAAAGGTTAAAGACTTTTCAATCCTTGCAGATAAGAGAAAAAAGAGCGGTAAGTAATGCCAGTATATGAGTATAAGTGCGAGTGTAACCCAGAAAAAATTGTTTCTAAAGAAAGATCTATAAGAGATGTTGAGCCATCTTACTTATGTAGTGCTTGTGGACTAAGAATGCAAAGACACTTTAGTCAAGTAGGTGTACAGTTTAAGGGAAATGGCTTTTATAAAACCGATAATCCTAAGTAACTAAAAGTATTTAAACAAACATACATGATATAATTTCTATATAACAAAAATTTTGTTATATTGGAGATCCAATTGAGTAGAAAGTTAAAATACTTTTTAGCTAGCCTTTTTGTTACAGGTTGGCTATTTTTTATTGGACCAAGTTATGCTTGGGCAACAGAGCAAGGCGGACAAGAACAGGTAGTAGTAAGCCCAGCGCAACAAGCAGTTAATGAAGCACTTGCAACCGCCACTACAGAGGTTCAGCAAGCCATTACAGCCACTGAAACAGCCTTAGTGGAGGTAACAGAAGCACAAACCGAATATTCTCAAGCTCAACCTATCGTGGCAGAGGTAGCATCAAAAATATCTTTGGCTAATACAGAAATAAGTAATGTTCAAACCGCTATTAATACTATTAACAATGTTGATTTATCTGCTACCCCAATAGATCAAAGTTCTCAAATAGTTCAAGATGCAAAGGCTACAGTAACTACTGCAACTACCGCTATAAATAATATAACAACACAAATAACAGAAGCTCAGACAGCAATATCTGAAGTGGTCACTGCAAAAACAGAAGCCTCTACAGCACAGGCAACTGCTCAAACAGAATTAACTCAGGCAAACCTTGCTATTGATGCTGCTCAAACAGCAGTCAATAATTTACAAGCCACTATTGGAACAACTGTTAACGTTTTGGCTGGAGTAGACGATGCTGGTGTTCAAATGAACCTTCCATTCGGTATGCAAATGGGTGGCACTGTTTATAACAATGTGTTTGTTGGATCAAATGCAACAATAACATTTGGAAATAATGAGGGGCATGTATATTGGGATACACCAGGAGCACCTTCTGTATCTATTGCTGGCTGGGATTGGACTACTTGGAGTACAGGAACTGGAATTACATATTCAACTACTGGAACAAGCCTAGATGTTGCTTGGGACTTAAGACCTTTCCCGCAACAAGATGCTTCTACACAAATGGTTCAAATTAGATTTAATGCTGATGTTAATCCAAATGACGGTGCATGGATGGCAAATGTAACTGCTGTAGGTCCAATACCAAACGGTGCTAGATTTAATTATAGAGAAACAACAAATGGCGCTATCACACCAATTACAGATACAAATTCTGGAACTGGATTTTCTGGACAAATAGGTCAGGGTTCAGCATTTACTCCATATGTAGACCCAAACACTTCAACAGTTCAGGCAGCAGTAGATGCAGCAAACGCAACAATTACTCAACTAAACCAAAGCCTTTCTCCAGTTGTTGCACAAAATACAACAAACACTTCTAATGTAAATGCAATCAACACAGCATCTTTAACTAATACCGTAAACTTAGCGGTATCAACAAATACTTCTTTGCAATCAACACTAAACACTAAAGCAGGTCAATTAACATCTGCCATCAATAATAACATTCCTACTCCCGCTCCAGTACTTGCGGAACCAATTATTGCTGGCACCACTGTAACAATTACACCTGAGTTACCAGCAGGATACACAGCAAACACTTGGTTTTATCAAGTAGTAACAGATGATCCAACAGCAGAAAATCCTTATGCTGGGGGAACATATAATACAAATGGTGCACCAGCATCTATTCAATTAACTGGTTTAACAGAAGGCGCTACATATACAGTTAGAGTTGCTAATTGGTCTGGACCAGTAAGTCAATATACCGAGACTGTTATTTCTGTACCCGCACCACAAGGCTCCAATTTAACTACTGGTGGCAATAGTTCCTCAATAGACACAACTCCAGTTGATACAGAACCCGTATATACAGAGCCAGTTGATACAACTCCTGTAGACACAGAACCTGTAGACACAGAACCTGTAGACACAGAACCTGTAGACACAGAACCTGTAGACACAGAACCTGTAGACACAGAACCTGTAGACACAGAACCAATTGATACAGAGCCTGTAGATACAGAGCCAGTTGATACTCCTGCAGAAGAATCAGAGGCTGTATTTGAAGAAAGTGAAGTTTCTATTGAAGAGATATCCGAAAGCGGTGCAAATCTTTCTGTAGAAGATATTCAAGAAGTTGTTACTGATTTAATTAGCGATAGCAGTTTAGATGCATCTGAAATCTCTGCCGTACTAGAAGCAATTGCTGAAGGCGGAGAAGTATCTGCAGAGATTGCTGCTGAAGTATCTGAATCTTTATCAGAGGGCGGATTAACAGAAGCAGAAGCAGAATTTATTACAGAAATGCTTTCTGCAGATGGAGAAATAACAACTGCAGAAGTTGTTAATTTATCAGAGGCATTAAGCGAAGACGGTAAGTTTACTTTAGCAGAAAAAGATTTAGTTGCAGACGTATTAGTGTCATCAGCAGAGGGAGCACCAGTAACTGCTGCAAACATAGAATCGGCGGGACTTGAATATCGTGATCTTCCACCTACAATTCCAGTAGAGGTAAGAGAAGATGTAAACGGAAACCCCGTAGTAATTCAAGCAGAGGTAGCATCTGCACTGCTTGTATTAGAAAGTCCAGCAGCTTTAGCAAATGCAATAGCCAGCTGTTTCAACCCAGATGAAGCAATTGAAGGATTAACGGAAGAGCAAAAATGTGAATTAGGCAAGGCACTGATTAATATAGGTGCCGACATGTCTATACCAGAACGTGAAAAAGCAGAAGATATAGTAGTTGTAACAATAATAGCTGGTCAGATAGTTCTTGGCACAGCATATAGAAGGAAGGTATAATATGAATATGAACTGGTTAAAAAAATGGGGCTTTGCGGCCCTAAATGAAAACTTTACATTCCTAGGATTTTTTGTAGCCTGGGTAGTACTTGAGGGCAGCGCAAAAACAGTAGTAGGCTATGTAACTATAGCCTCAGTAGCCCTATGGTTTTTAACCATTGGAATAAGAGAAAAGTCAGAAAAAGACGAATAAATGATATAATTGGGATATGAAAAAATTAATTCCCATTGCTTTATTTGGCTTAATAATGCTATCATTATCTGGATGCGGGTATGACGGTCATTATCGTTATCCATGTCAAGATCCAGTAAATTGGGAAAGTTCAGAATGCAAACCACCCATCTGCACAGCTAACGGAGCTTGTCCAGAAGACTTAGTAGATATGAAGGAACAAATAAATGGCTAAAGAAAGATTATCACCACAAGATTTAGACGCAAGACTTAAATTTATTTTAGGTATAACTCTAGGATCAATTCTATTTATTACAGCAACAGGAATCATGTATGCGTTAATATTTGTCACACAGCCAGTTACTGGTCAATCAGAAAACGACAAGATGTTTTTCAATGTTCTAGGTAGCGTTGCAACATTTATTACAGGAACTCTTGCTGGTTTACTAATTGGATCATCTGGAGCAAAAGATGTGATGGCAGCACAAATTGCTAATAAAGAAGTTGACGCAAAAAATACACAAGCAGACAAAAAATTAGAATCAGAAATTGATGAAGCAAAAGCACGTAGATTAAACAAGCCTGATGGTGCTATGCCAGAGGAACAACCAGTAGACACAGATTGGGACAAATAATGTCTAAAGATTCCACAAAAAAAACTTTATTAAAAACATTAAGTTGGGAAACTTTTCACCTTGTAGGTGTTGCTGGAGTTATTTATTTATTTACTCGTGAGTGGGAATACGCAAGCCTTGGAGCACTGATATATATAGGTTGGGAAGCCCTTGGATATTTTATTCACGAAAGAGTATGGGCAAAATTTGGGAGTAAGGTAAAATAATGTCAGATAAAGGAACAGCAGAGAAGCTTGTTGAAGTAGCACTTGCTGAAGTTGGATACATTGAAGGACCAAAAGATAATGAAACTAAGTATGGTAAATATACAAAAGCAGACTTTCAGCCATGGTGTGGATCATTTGTTAACTGGTGTGGAAATGAAGCAGGAGTAAAAATCCCCAATACAGTTTATACCCCAGGTGGCGCAGCCGCATTTAAAAAAGCTGGGCAATGGATTGATACAGATATCGCAGACCCAGAAGCAGGAGATATTGCATATTTTGATTTCCCATCAGATGGCGTAGACAGAATTTCTCACGTTGGTATTGTTGTAAAAGACAATGAAGACGGAACCGTTTGGTGCGTAGAAGGAAATACATCTGGAGATGCTAAGGGCAGCCAGCGAAATGGTGGGGAATGCTGTAAAAAACTTCGTGCCTATAAGAAAAATAAAAAAGGAATTCTTGTATCTATTGTAGGATTTGGTCGACCTAAATTTGAAGGAACATCAAGCAATAAAACAAAAGAAAAATCTTCTAAATCCGTTGTCAAAAAATGCCCAACTTGTGGCAAATAATATATGACAAAAAGTAAAAAAAGGATTGACAAACACTCATTAACTACTGTACAATTAGACTAGTAATTAAATAAACGGAGTGTAATTGAAGTCATATTTAGAGCAATCGCAAAACTTAAAGCAGAAACACTCTGTTTGGATATCTAATAAAATTGAGCCTATGGTAGAAAACCATCCAACATGGATGATACCAGGTCACGAAGACAGTAAAGCAGAATATAGAAAAAATAACTATAGCTTAAGGTGTGACGATTTTGTTTTAGGTCAGCCAGAAGAAATCATTTTTGCGGGTTGCGAAAGAACTATTCCTATGGATATAAAAGAAGAAGATGGTTGGGCATACAAAATATTCAAAGATTTTGGAGCAGAAACTTTTGCTAACCTATCTTATCCTGGAGCTTCTGTACATAAAATAGTTCCAAATTTGTATAAGTATTTTAAAAGTATTGGTAACCCAAAAAACATCTGTTTGCTAGCCCCAGAAATGATAAGAGATTTAGGGTTTTGGGAAGAACACCAGATATATAAGCCAAAAATATTTTACCAGTACAGGCCAGAAGTAAATGAAGGAAAAGAGCATAACATAGCAAGCGTTCCTAACAACTTGCCAATGCAACTTTTAGCTATTCGATATCTTCATACGATGAGAGCATTTGAACAATATTGTGATCAAGTTGGAATAAATTTAGTTTGGACTTCTTGGTGTGGAGAAACTAATAAATTTTTAAACGAACATGATTTTAAATTCTTTGTAAATTCTAAAGATGAGCTGTATAACCAGCAAAATATATATGATTTTTTCTCAAATAATTTAATAAAAAAGGAGAACAAATGAGCTTAGATGCCAAAACATGGGAACCGTATAAAACAAATTACAAAAAGATAGGACAAGACCCATCAAATATTATTATAATAGAAGACTTTTTAGAAAAACCAGATCGTGAACTTATCCTTCAGTACCTAAATCAGTACAAAGATGACGCAAACTTTTCTGGTGGTAAAGATATAAGATTTTCTCGTGTAAAGCAAGAAAACAGAACAATTTATGCTTTACAGAATAAGTATCAGGACAAGATCTATGCAGAGATTAAAAAACATTACATGGATAAGTACGACATAGAGGTTTCACCAGAGCCATGGAATTCATTGCACTTTGTTAAATGGAGAGTTGGAATGGCTTCAGCTTTACACACAGATTGCTTGCACCCAAACGGGGAGCCAGTAGAAAAATCTTCTTACTATAAATTAAATATTGCAGGACTAATGTACCCTGGTGAAGACTATGAGGGCGGAAGAATTGTATTTCCTGCTTACGGAGTGGACATAAAGCCAAAGCCTGGGACACTAATACTTTTCCCAACCGTGTACCAGCATGAAGTTACCAAGGTTACATCAGGAGTTAGATACACAATGCCTATATGGTATACATTTTCTTTTGCAAATAAAGACAATGAAAATATTTTAAAAGATTTAGGACAAACAGTTTTAAATAAATATGACTTTAATGACTCAAAGGGATTATGGATAAATCCTGGAGATCCAGATAAACACTTGGATACCTACTGATGAAAAATAATAGAATTATAAATGATTTTTTTTCTGAATCTCAAATAAATAAAATTTATGATTATGTTAACTCATGCCCTATTGAAAAAATTGTTAATAATAAAAGAGTAGGTCAGCAGCTGTATTATATTCCCGCTTTTGATATGAGAGAATCTGGGGATTCCGATTTATGGGACACTGTAGAAAAAAAAGCATTTGAAAATTCTGGTAAAAATTTAAAAATATTAGGAATTCAATTTTGTAGATATACCTTAGACACGGGAGTTAACCCATCTTTAAGTCCACACTATGACGTAGCGTTTGATAAAGAGGTCTTAACGTTAGACGTGCAGCTTAAAAAATTTATTGTCGGGGACTGGCCAATTGTTGTTGAAAAAGAAAAATATATACTTCAAGATAATCAAGCGCTAATTTTTTCTGGAACTCATGAAGTTCATTGGAGAGAAAAAAGAACTTTTGCTAAAGGAGAATATTTAGACATGATATTCGCACACCTATGCGATCCAGATTCAGATGACATTAAGGATTCTCATAAAACTAACATGAAAATTAAGTCTAACTATTACTTAAAAATGTGGGAAATAGAAAGAGCATAATGTTATTTTTAAACGAAAAAGGAATTGATGTTTTTTTTAAAAAATTTAATTCTAGATCTAATAAAGGTTTTTGGAACAACTATACCGTAAATATTTGGAAAAAAAATATTAACGGGTGGGGCAGTAAAAAAGGAATGTACCTTAATGACTCTTGGGGTATTGTTGATAAAGTTCCTGTATCTAAAAATGGAATGTGGGTGATCAAGAAAGATTATGTCAAATATTTTAAATAGTCTTGGAATAGATAAAGAAGATTTAAACTGGTGGCACTTAGGTGCTTGTAGGGGTATGGAAACTAATTTATTTTATGAAAAATATGAGATTGATTACAATATTGCAAAAAATATTGATGAGGCATGTCTGTCGTGCCCAGTAATAAAAATGTGCTACGATTACGCAATAAAAAATAATGAGCATGGAGTTTGGGGTGGAGTTTATTTAAATTCTGGGTCTGTAGATAAGACAAAAAATACCCACAAGACTAAAGAAATTTGGAAAAAGCTTAAGGCAAAACATGTCTGATAAAAATTTCTTTAAATATGGAATAAATCAGTGGACGGGTGAGCCAAACAAGCCAGTCTTTTATACAGAAGAAATGAAAAAAGCGGTTCATAGCATTAAAAGGCCATCAATGCTGCTAATGGACATAGTTAAATATCCAGATTTCTTGGCGCTAAGGCTATACGAAGATAATTTTTTACAATTTGACGGGATCAAAAAAGAAATAGTTATTGATTATGTATCAAAAATAAAGAAGATTATAGAGTCTTACGGAGTAAGATGCGAGCTGGAAGGCAAACAAAGTGCAAACATTATGTAAAAATTTAAGTTTGATTTATATAGAAAATTTCTATATAAATAAAAAAGGAGGGGAATAAAATGGAAAAAATCCTTTGTTATTCATGCAATAAAAGTAAAAACAATTTGGTGGTAAGAAAATCTATTCTTCTTCCTATTAATTTGTTTATTTGTGAGACCTGTATAGCTTCAAAATTTGAACCTAGATGGGTTATAATTTTATCTGGTCGTCAAAACGGACTAGATCATATTAAGGAATACATCTTAAAAAAGAGATATATTGGAAAAGAAATTGCAGCGACAGAAGTTATTGTTTAGGTTAATTTAAGTGATATAATTATGTATAGTGAATTCATTTAACATTAGCCAAATAACATTAGCTCTCCTAGCAGCATTAGTATCAGGAGTTGGAACTGCCCTTATTGCAAGTCTTAGGGACATTAAAAAAGATAAAATTAGACGGCAAGAAAGAGCAGAAGATCACTTAAAATTAGAAATAAAAGACCTTAAAATTGAGTTATACAAAATAGAAAAAGAATTAACTGAATGGAAAGATAAATATTATAAGGCCATAGAAGAGTTAATTTTATTAAAATCTGAATTAGATCAGGCATTATTTGAGCTAGAATCGATATCCCCTCACAAACTGGACACATAATTTTACATTTAGTATACTTTTAGACATGACTGCAATCGTAGCCCTAATCCATGAAAATAAAGTCCTCCTAGGTGGGGACTCCGCAGCATCTGATGAAAAAACAGGATTAATATTTCAAAGAGTAGACCCAAAAGTTTTTAAAGTAGGTCAATTTGGAATTGGGTTTGTAGACAGTTTCAGGATGGGTCAAATTTTACAATATAGTTGGACCCCGCCAATTTACAAACCTAACGTTGGGTTTAAAAATTTAGATAAGTTTATGAGAACTAAGTTTGTAGAATCAATAAAAGAGTTGTTTAAAGAGCATGGCTATGGTAATCAAAATCCAGGTTCTACGGAAGATGGTGATGAAGGAGGAGTATTTATTATTGCTGTTCAAGGTGCTGGTAGAATTTTTGTAATGGATACAGATTTTCATATTGGGGAAGCCGATGTTCCTTACATGGCAGAAGGAGCGGGACAAGAAATATCTTTAGGATCATTTTATTCAACTCCAGCCATTAAGACTCCACGTAAAAGAGTAAGGCTAGCACTAGAAGCCGCTGCAAAATTTAATATGTCGGTAAGACCACCCTTTACAATAATTGAAGTTTAGAGTATAATAAACTGTATGGACATTAACGAATTGAATCCAAAAGATTATAGTAGTGCCATGGATTTACGAGGATACCCTACACATGTTTGCCCTTGTGGTTGCTTTGTTTGGAACCTTAAAGTAGTTTTTGTTGATTACGACATTGCAACTTACTTTTTAGATATGCAATGTTCAGCTTGTGGAAGTCTGGCAACTGCTCCCACCCCTATAGATAAGGATAAGATTTAATGAGAAAAAGCGAAAGAATTCGATTGCTAGAACTTCAATTAATCAAAATTGAGTTTGAGATAGATCTTTTAAACAACATGCTGATAACTTTATTAGAGGCAAACAACCTAGCACAACCAGAACTAGACGCTGGAAAGTGGTACAAGAGGAGATTAGACAAAAACTCTTGACAGGATTTTAGTATTTTAGTACAATATAGAAATGAATAAAAAAATAATAAGAGCGCTAGTCGCTGTAACTCTTTCTGCCTCCACCTTAATTCAGGTGGCACCTACGGCACAAGCAAACACTGTGCCCGCAATAGCAATTCTAGATACCGCTTTAAACAGCTCTCTGCCAATTTTTAAAGACAAGGTTGTGCATGAAGTATGTATCATGGAATGGAATAGTTGTCCAAACGGAAAATCATTTATGGAAGGTCCTGGATCCGCACAGCTTCCAGTAGATATTATGTCTGCAGGTGGATTTGATCATGGAACTCAAATGGCTTCTGTTTCTGTAACTATAAATCCAAACGTTAAGATAGTTTTTATTAGGATTATTGGTAATGTTCCTGGAACATCTCAAAGACAAGATGCTGGTTTCAATACTGTGTCCAAAGCTCTTGAATGGGTTAATTTAAACGCTGAAAAGTTTAACATTAAAAGCGTTGCCATGGCTCAAGCAAATTATTCTTTGGTAGCAAATCCTCAAGTAAATTACTGTCCTTCAGATAATTCAGTAACACCTTCAATAAAAAACCTGCTCTTAAAGCAAGTACCAGTATTTTTTGCAGCAGGAAATAATAGAGACTATAAAAGAATTGCTTGGCCGTCATGTATTGCAGAGTCTGTTTCTGTTTCCATGTCAGATCAATATGGAGAACTAAGTAATTTTTCTAACTACGATGCCAAACTGTTAGATTTTTACGCTTTAGGAGCAATGCCGATTACAAATCCAAACGGATCAATAAAAAATGGATCAGGATCCTCTATTTCAGCAATCGTTGCTGGAACAGTTTGGGCTGGCGCTGTTTTAAATAACCCTAAGTCTAATTACAATGAAATTATGCAATCTATTGTGTGTAATTCTAAGTTTACTAAAGGCGCAAGAGGACAACAAGGTAACGTTATCCCAACAAGCCCAATTCGTGTTGGAACTTGCCAAGGAACTGGCACCAGCGCACCAGTAGTAACACCAGTAACACCAGTAGTCCCAGCGGGACCAACAAAGCAACAACTGTTAGATTCAATAAATAAATCATTTAATGATGAAATTATTAGAATAGAAAAAGAGCATCAGCTTGCTTTAATTAATCTAAATGAGTCTAAGAGTAAACTAATCCTAGACACTAAAGCAAAATATACAAAGATGGTGTCTGACCTTGGATAAGATTACCGTATTAGAGGAAATTATCAAAGAAATTGGTGAGGAGTTGTACCAGAAATGGTACAACGCCCTTGCTATTGAAGATAGAACAGAAGAGGCATCTAAAGCAATGGCACAAAATTCTGGAGAAACCGCATTTTGGGTAATTCAAACATTTATGTCAAAGTTTAACGAAGCAGCGGAAGATCTTAAGGATAAGTAATGCCTTTTGTTCCTGGGCCATCTAACATTAAGGGAGTTCAACACTACCCAATACCCCAAGAACAAATTGAGTCTGCAGTACTAATAGATCAATCCCAGCTTAATAAATCAAAGCTTTTTTCAAATAGAGAAACATATATTAAAACTTTGCCACAAGGTTTGGATTATATGGAAATTGGTGTTGCCTGGGGTTATTATTCAAAAATAATTGCAGAAACTTTAAGCCCTTCTTCTATATACTTACTAGATACATATGATCAAGATCAGCTTTGTTGGTCTGAGAGAAAATTTGGTAGTTGCCAGTGCTTTCCTAAACATATTCAAACTTATGACAAAGACAGTCATGAAAGTTTTATAAAAAAAGAATTTTCAAAATATAAAAATGTTCATGTAATTGCTGGAGATGCCTTAAGAACATCTAAAGAAATAGATAAAAAGTTTGATTATATATATATTGATATAGTTAACGATAGAAAAAAAATTCAAGAACTTTTAGAAATTGTTAAAAATCTTGTTAAGCCAGGTGGTATAATAGGATTAAATGATTATTTAATATATGATGGAATTATTGAAGACGGCAAATATGGAACCTATCAATCAGTAAATGAGTTTTTATTCTTAAACAAAGAATGGTCAGTAGATGGCATTGCTTTGCACCCATTAGGATTTTATGATATATACTTAAGAAAAGAAAATTATCTATGATAAATAAAAAATACTCAAAAATAAATCCTTCTTATTTTTTAGAAAACCTAGATAATAAAGGACTTCAATCTTCACTTTTGAATTCGTTATTTAGAAATGAATTTGATCAAACTTGGTCTTTAAATGATCCGTACAAAAGCATGAATGTAGGAAACAGGGAATTTACGGTTGCACCAACCGAAGCCCGTCTTCCCGATAACTTTAAAGACGACGGCTCAGTAATTTATAAATACAATAGTGATTGGTACAGGTCAGATGATTTTAATAAAAATCAAACTTCTAAATTTCATATAGTATTTAACGGATGCTCGGAAACAGAGGGCATTGGGGGAAACATAGAGGATTCTTGGGGAAAAATTTTACACACAAAATTTTCTAAAAAATATGATGTTGGAAATTTTTATAATTTAGGTAGGGCTGGTTCTGGTTGGCACCAGGTCATTTTAGATTTTTTTGTTTACGAAGAAAAGTACGGGACACCGACACATTATTTTGTTTTGTTGCCAAACATAGGCAGAAATTTTTTTTGGTCAGAAAACAATTTAGGGGGCTGGTATTACCACCAAAAATATGTAGATAGAGAAAAAGTTTCAGTTTTTTCTAATCAAAAAAGTCTAATTTCTATAGAGGATCAAAAAAATGATTTAATGGATTTTATGATTTCTTGGAAAATTTTTGAAAAATACTGTGATTCAAAAAACATTAAGCTTTTAGCTTCAAGCTGGGACCTTGCTGAGCTTGAAAATATATGCTTTATGGGTCAAAACAAATCAGTTTTTAAAATGAATGAGGAAGACGCAGAAAACTTTTTTATAAAAAATAAAGAAACTTTATCTTTGGAAAAAAGAGATAAGCATAAAGGAAGATCTTTTCATGAATGGTGGGCTCTTGAATTTGAAAAAGAAGCAGAAAAAAGGTGGGGTCAGTGGTGAATATTTTTAAAATAATTAAACTGTGGCTAATTAAAAGAAAAATAAAAAAAGCTCTTAACAAAAAAGAAAGGTTTATATACTGATGGGTAATAAATTTAAAAACGTTTCTGACTGGTACGAGTACGGACTTGAAAAAAACTGGGTGACTAAAATATTTTGTGATACCCATGAGGGGCCACCACTTACGGATGCTGAAATGATTGACTGGGATGAAGGTAACGATCCCTGCAGCTTTCATGTTAAATTCATAGATGAATAAAAGCGACATTTGGTTGACTTAAACGTTTATATCTATAGGGTATAATATATATGTCCTATACAGTAAAGGATTCCATGCCGACAACGGGGTGGAAAAAAAGGAGAAATAAAATAAATGAACTCATTTAAAAAAATATCGCTAATCATCGCTGCAGCCCTGACTAGCACAATGCTTGTAGCGCCAGCAGCTAGCGCTAACGCTGGAACTGTCACGCTAACAGTGGCGGGAACTGCAGCAACGGGTGGAACAGTAGTAACAACTCCTGTGTCACTACCAGTACCAGCAGATAACAGCGTAGATGCAGCAGATGCATTAAAGATTGCTGTGACATCAGTAGACACTGGAACAGTAGTAACAGCAGTTGCAGTAAATGCAACTATTGTACCTGCTCTTGCAGCAACTGGTTCAGCAGTAACAGCATCATCTGGAACATCCACACTATCAATTGCAACAGGAACTGGAACAGCGGCAGACTTTTATGTATATACTAAAAGTACAGCAGTAGGTTCGGTATCTATTACTCGTGCAGGAACAACAACAGTTTATTATGTACAAGGTACCGCAGGTGCTTTGAACTCAATTACTTTGTCTGCTCCATCATCAGCAGCAGCAGGTACGTCACAAGTTCTTAAGGTATCTGGATACGATGTATTTGGAAATCTAAAGAGTGGAGCCACAATTAATACTTTGGTTTCAAGCTCTGGAACAGCGCTATCAACAGCACTAACAACTGATTCAGCAACAGCAACACTTGGAACAAAAGAGCAGACAGTAACAATGCCTGCTACTGGTTCAGTAACAGTAGTTGCATATGCAACAGTAGCAACAGCCGTAACAGGCTTAGCAGCACCAATAGGTTCTGTAAGCGCTACAATTGTAGTACGTGATGTTGTATCAGAGCTTGCGGTAGTTAACGCAGCTTTGGCAGCAGAAAGAGCGGCTCGTGCAGCGGACAAGATTGCATCAGATAAGGCGCTTGCAGATGCAAAGGCTTCATCAGATTCAGCAACAGCAACTTTAAAGGCAGAGAACGAAGCCCTAAAAAAGACTATTGCAGATCTAAAGACAAAGTTCAACGCTTTGGCTAAAAAGTGGAACGCAAAGTTTCCTAAGCTAAAGGTTAATTGGATTAAGTAATTAATCTAATTATAAAGGGGCAGGGCGTAAGCCTTGCCCCTTTAGCTATTAAATGGTAAAATTGGGTAACATGGAAAATAAATTTTTATACGAAACCGTCCAGTCTCAATTAATTAAAGATTTTTTAGATGAAGATACTAGAAAAAATTTGATAAAATGGGTTGATTCAAAATGGGAAAGTCTATATTATGACAAAAAAAATACAGATAAAAAATATCGTAAACATTTAGAAGATCAAAAAATTCGTCAAAAAAGTAACAAACATGAACCTTTTAACAACGATTATTTTCAAGTAATAAAGTTAGAAAAACAAGCTGGTAAGACTTTTTTGAACTTAAGTCCTGAAACTTTTCCAAAAGAATTTTGGGAAAAAGCAGAAGAACATGCAAAAAAAATTAATCCAAATTGTGAATTTGAATATGTTTCTATAGTTAAATACTCTGCTGAATTTGGTGAGCCCATGCTCAGACCACACTTTGATACTCCAAGCAAAGCTGTATTTATTTTAGATTATCAGTTAGACGGAAATACAAAGTGGCCTATATCGGTAAAGCTAGAAGAATTTATTTTAGAAAATAATGAATGTTTAGTTTTTGATAACAATTTAGCAATACATTGGCGAGTTCCTCAAAAATTTAAAGAAGGTGAGTATTTAACTATGCTTTTTTATAGTTTTAAGGATGAAAATAAAGTAATTCCTACTTTAGAAGGTCAGGCTGAAGAGATCAATATGTATTTTAAACAGTATATAGATAGGTATAATAAGGTTTTTGGAGATTCAAAAGAAGAGGATAAAGTTAGCCATCACACCGAAAAGCTTGCTGATCTATTTAGATGGGCAGTAGAAAGGGATAAATTAAAAAAACAATGACCTGCAGCACAAAAGACTGTCAAAATAATGCTTCTAGAATAACAAAAGACGGATATTTCTGTGAATCTTGCTATATAAAATTTTACAAATCTTAATCAACTAAATGCTATAATAAGGTGATAGATGGACCTATATTCCCATCTAAATACAAACTATAGGAGAAACAAAATGTCAGATGGAAAAGATTTAACAGGTTTTAACGAGGTTAAGCCAGTAACAAACACATCATGGAATGGTGAGCAATATGCTGCAGATCCTGCATCAGCCTTCCCATCAACAGATAAGTCAACACAAGACGGATCTGGTGTTGGAAACAACGGTAAGTAATCGTGTCAGATAACCTAAGTATAAATGAACCAACAGCAGAGCAACTAGCAGCTGCTACAGCAGCATTGGCAGCTGGTCCGCAGCCAACAGCACCAGTTGTTGAAGCGCCAGTTGTTGAAGCACCAGCACCAGTTGTTGAAGCGCCAGTTGTTGAAGCACCAGCGCCAGTTGTTGAAGCACCAGCGCCAGTTGTTGAAGCACCAGCACAATCAGCAGTACCAGTAGTAGACGAAAAAGTAGATTTCTGGGCAAACTCTTGGTTTAGCAGGAACAAACAATAATGTGTATTGAATGCGGATGCGAATCAGTTGGAAGCGAAACAGGAATTGTTTCTGCTCCAGTTATAGATGTTTCAAGAGATGGTGAATCAGGTTTAACATTAGACATGACTTCAACACCAGAGCAGACAAGGCAATTTATTAATGGCAAATAAAGAACAAAAGGGTAACGTTAATAAGAAAAAAGAGCCAAAGATGACTCTTAAAGAAAAGCGTGCTGTAAAACAAAAAAAGAAAAATTCTAAATGAGCAGTTTTTATTTTTGGCATTCATTGGTAATTGGGCTATTAATGATTTCTTCATTTTTTTGGGGAAAATCTTATTCCAGGAATAAAGTAAATAAAAATGTCTAACACAGAAAATATTCCAGCGAGTGAGTCTAACAATTCAGCCGTAACTTCTAGCAACGTTGCAAGAAAAAATCCTACACAAGGAAGACCTAAGCCTAATTATTCTAAAACATCTCTTAGGGTTGATAGAAACAGGCATGGAATAAGAAGAGAAACGATTCTAGGATTAAGCAAGCCTACAAAACGACCTAAGAAAGTTTAACTTAAGGAGAGCTACTTTGAACTCTGCTGAAGCTTTATCTTTAAACCCAATGGTAGCGATACCAGCGGCAAAAATGGATGAGTTTTATAAAAACGGATTTTCTAAAGAAAGAATTTTTCATGGGAACGGTTCTGGATTTGGTGGTTCGTTTACTTGCACCAATGACATATCAGAATACACCACGTCAGATTTTTTTACACAAGTTGGCAAACAATTCAAAGTAATGCTTAGATTATCTAGCACTTCTTCACAACATGGAACATCTGAAACCTACAGGGATACAAGAGGGTATTCAATTAGACTTGAATCAGAGCAGGACGGAATTTTTGATATTGTTGGTTTAAATGTTCCCATTCAGTATGTGGTTGATAGAAAAGAAATTAAAAAATTTCATAGTTCTCAACAAGTTAATTATGCATCTGGCATGTTTGAAAACAATGAAAGATGGAACTGGTTTGGACAAAATCCTGCATCAACTCATAACATATTAATGACTTGGGGAGATCGTGGCATTCCTAAAACATGGAGAAACATGAATGGATATGGAGTAAACACTTTTTCCTTCATTAATTCAGAAAAAGAAAGATATTGGGTTAAATTTCATTTTAAAACAATGCAAGGAAATGAATATATGTCAGACGATGAAGCCCAGCGATTATCTTTAAATTACCCTCATTATTACACTAGAGATTTTTATGAATCTATTAGAAATAATAATTTTCCAAAATGGAAAATGTATGCACAAGTAATTCCAACTAACAACGATGAATTATTTGATTTCAATATATTTAGAATGAATAATATTTGGCCACACAGAGAATTCCCATTAATAGAATTAGGAATTGTGGAAATAAACAATTGTGATTATCATCAATGGTTAGAGATTGAAAAAATGGCATGGTCTCCTTCTAACGTTACCCAAGGAATAGGTCTTTCCCCAGACGGTGGGCTTCTGGATAGAATTACAACTTATCCTTTAGTTCAAAAAAGTAGACTTAACGGTTTAGACATAAATCCAATATCAAAACATGTTGCTAAAGAGCTAACTACTTTTGTGAACGGAAAGCTGTGGTATAAGTATGAAGAAGAAAAAACTAATAATAGTATATACAGATTTGCCAAAAACTTTTATAACATGATTGATGCTGAAGCTAAAGATAGGCTATCAAAAAATTTACACGTAGCTTTGTCTGTGGTAAGTCCAAGAATTGTAGAGCCTTTACTGCAAAACTTCAAACAGGTAGATCAAAGACTATATGAAGACTTAATAGATCTTAGAAAAAATAATAATTTATGAAAATAAAATTTTTTAAAAATTTAACATGTTTATGTATAGGACACAAGCCAATGGAGTCATCATGCCCATTTACAGGAAAAACTTATTTAGTTTGCTTAAGATGCGAAAAGACACAGGTAATTGAATAAAATTAAGAATTTTATTATTTTCATATACTTAGTATTTTTGTCTGTAATTAGTCTTGCTATAAAAAAATATCAAAAAATATTAATTAACAGACGCTGATTCTTTTTGTAAAAATAGATCCATGTTCCCAGCGCCATTTAAAGCAATAGATATCACCTGCCAGTTAGGAAATTTACTTAAGAAAAAACTGGTAGCCTGCATTGTTCCATAAGAAACGTCTTGCCACCTTGAATTATTAAATATTTCTTCTGTAAAAATTCCGTTAATCATATAGTCGTTAACTCCAATAAATCCACCCAATTTAATCAACGGCTCAGCAGAAAGTAATTCTTTTAAAATATTTGAATAATCATGATTTGAGTCTAAGTATATAAAATCAAATAAATAATCATCTGATCCCCAAGAAGAATTTTTTGATAAAGTTTTTTGATAATTAGCTAAACCTTGAAAGCCTTTAGAGCATTTTATTTCAACATTTTTATATTCTTTAAATCTTTCTCTGACCCAGTATTCATGAGTTTTTGAGTTAAACCTCTTTTCAGAATTTGTTTCTTTTCCGTAAATTCCCGCATCTTCTTGGCCAAATATGTCAACTAAAAGTAAGTATTCTGGGTTATGTTCTTTTAGCATGTGATAAGCAAAATCCCCAGCCAGCGTACCAATTTCAACAATTCTTGATTTTTGTTTTAAATTTTCTAATAAAAAATCTTCTCTTGTAGAATATACATTTGTTTTTTTTAATTGGTTTTTAGATATAGGCGCAAAAAATCTAGAAGAGGGGCTTTTTTTTTCTTCATTATTCATTTACATATTGTACCATTTATGATATAATCAATTATATGAAAAAAGAAGAATTTAGAAAATTTGACTTCAAGTTTATTGCAAATTTTGATATAAAAAAATTGTCTAAAAAAGTTTCAGAGCTTCCGAAAGAAGATTTTGATGGCACCAAGATAAATTCTTTTCTTTGGAATCCTACTTATCAAATTGCAGAAGTTGGTTTTGGAGATTTATCTCTTTTAATAAAAATAGCTATTTTAACAAAGAAACCGTTAAAGCCAAAAGTTATTAGCAAAGACAAAGAATTATGGGAATTGGTAAAACCAATTGTAAGATATTTAGAAAAAATTAACCCTGGAAAAATACACGGGACAATTGTTCTTTCTAATTTGAGATCTCTGCACTCAATCCCAGAGCACAGAGATTATAAACATGACAGCGTTGACGTTGATTTTTTAAATTTTTCAAACAAAACAAGAAGGTATCATTTAGCTTTAACAACTAACGAACATTCATTTTTTACAAATGGGAATACAACAATAAACATGAAGGCGGGAGAATGCTGGGAGATTAACAAAGGCAATACCCACTCTGTTAAAAATGAAGGAACTACAGACAGAATACATTTGATTATTGACCTAGTGCCAGAAAGTATATAATGAAAGCAATAGTAGTAAAAAAATTTGGTGGACCAGATTCAATGTTGTTCGAGGAAGTACCAGATTTAAAAGAAATTCCAGGACACACCTTAATTGATGTAAAAGAAATTGGAATAAATTTTGCAGACACGCATCAAATTAAAAATACATATTTAATGACATCAAAAACTCCTTTTATTCCTGGAGCTGAGGCTGCTGGGTTTGATAAAGATAAAAGAAGAGTAATCGGCATCTCCCCAATGGGAAGCTATGCAACTAAAGCTAACTTGTGGAAAAATCTAACATTAGAAATTCCAGATTCAATTTCATTTTCTCAAGCTTTACATGTTTTTATACAAGGAGCTTCTGCTTGGCATTTAATTAATAGTGTGGGAAACGTTAATAGTGGGGAAAAGGTTTTAATATATTCTGGCGGCAGCGGGGTTGGGTCAATTGCGATACAGCTGGCTAAAATGCTTAACGCTGAAGTCTATTCTACATCTACAAAAAATTCCGTTATTGAAATTTTTAACAAAATGGGAGTTAAAACTGACACACATAATAAAAAATTTGATGTAATCTTAAACATGTCTGGGTCAGACATCGGAAAGGATTTAGCCTTATTAAACAATTTTGGTAGGCTTGTAGTGTACGGCATGGCAGATGAAAATTTTACTAATATTAATTTGATTGACCCTAAAATTTTAATGAATGGGTCTAAAACTGTTTCTGGATTTTGGCTACACAATTGTTTTGAGGATCCATCTAAGTTTATTGATATTGTAAAATCTTTATTTGTTTTAGTTCAGGATGGATTGCTAAATACATATACAGACTTCAAATACCCCCTTAAAGATGCAACTAAAGCTCATTATGATATACTTAGCAGGAAGACCTACGGCAAAGTAATCTTAGATTCTTCTATTGACTAAGGTTGATTTTTAATATATAATTAGGGTAGGTCAGAATTTAAAGGAGATTTAATTTATGTTAAAAGTAGGAGATAATGCGCCAGGATTTGAACGGCTAAATCAGAATTCCAGCGAAGAAACAGTTGTTATTTTTATGGGAAAAGTTGCTAGGCCTAATTCAAATGAGAAGAGCAAGTCTTTGGTGACAATGATTACTGAAAACACCGTTAAAGATACAAAAATTTGTTTAGTTTGGGACAACAATGAAGAAGATGTTCAAGCATTCAAAGCAACTGTTCCAGGACTAATAGGATTAAGCAATGTATGTGATGTTTATGATGTAGAACAAACCATTCAAAAAGATTGGCAAGTTATAGAATCAGAAAATGAAGAGGAATCTATTGGATTTGTCGATGCCTTAGTAAAAGATGGTAAAATTACTTGGATACAAAATAATAAAACGTTTTATGAACTTTCATTATTGCTAAGAGGTTGGAGACCCTAGTTGAACCCTACCGAAGTTGAACTAATTCGGTTAAGCAAAAAAGAAAGTAATGATTTGCAAATGCCTATCCGACACGGAATGGATATTGCTGGTGTTTTAAAGTACTCCTACAATCCTAAGCACAACCCAGCTTTGGGAACTCAAGCGCCACTGTTTATTGCAAATGACGAGTGGGTAAACTTTGACAAACCAACAATTTTGCATTTTTTTAACGCAGATTCGGCAGAAGCTGTAAAAGATTTAAAGGTTTTAAATCAGAGCAAAAAAGATTATGGAAAAAATTTAGAAACAAATATTTATGCGATAAGTCATAAAGAACAGGATTGGCTAGATAATTTACAAAAAACACATAATTTAGATGAAATTGTTTTTTTAAGTGATAAATATCAGCTAATTGCTTTTGAGTATAACTGTCAAGAAAAACCAGCATTATACTCTTTGACAACTTATTTTATATTAAATGGATTAATTGATTTTTTTACTACGACCGCATCTGATCAATTAAGGTACCAATTGCCAGCTCTTTTAAGAATTATCCTTTCTGGAAAATCAACTAACGCTGGTAGGCATAGCGGAAACAATATTCGTTGGTGGAATGATAAACGAAAAACATGACCAAAGACATACCCCAGATTGTTAAAGAGTCTTTAATAAAAAAAGGAATAAGCATATCTAAAGCCTGTAATTGTGAAGGATCTGCCGAATACCCAATATGTGATCATTCAATAAAATACTGTAACAAGGAGGAATAAATGGAAGATGAACAATTTTTAAAAGCAGAACAGATTTTGTCAAATTATGAAACAATAATTAAAAACAAAATCATAAACATTCTTGCCCCAGCATTTGATAAGATGTCTGAGAGTCATATACATTTTACCAAAGAGCTTGGTGAGGCTATAATAACAGATATAAAAAACTCTTGACAACCATAGTTGGCATAGAGGGCTGCTGTTGGTCGGTCATGGCAGCAGACAGTCAAATTACAGATATAGATTTCAAAATGGTAAGCAAAGAAACCCCAAAGTTAATTAAGTACAAAGACTTAATTGTTGGATTAAGGGGAGACGCAAGGCCTGGTGACATAATTGCATATTCATGGAAACCCCCTAAGATATCTGGAGATGTTAATAAGTGGGTGGTAAACAAAATGATTCCATCAATGATGAAATGCCTAAAGAAAGCAAATTACGACTGGTCTCATGATGAAGCAGACTTTAATTTCTTAATATCAGTAAAAGGTAAAATATTCGATATAGGTTCAGATTTCTCTATAAGCAAAAGTGACTACAAGGTATATGGAACTGGGAGCGGAAAAAATATAGCTATAGGATACGTCATGGGACAAAAAATAGACACCATAGAAGACGCAATTTTATCGGCAAACAAAGCTATTGAAGTGTCTGCTAAGTTTGATATACATACCAGCCTGCCCTCACAAATAATTGTTCAAGACTACAGTTGACGTTAACCGTCAAACAATAGTATAATACTATTATGTTTAATTTTGACCTAAGAAATGAAACCTTAAATTTAGTAGATGATTTTATCCTAGATCATATTGATGATTTTAGCGAAGAAGAGCTATACTGGATAATAGAAGAAGTAGAAAAATTAAGTAGGTCTTTTTATAGAAAATTTAAAGACTTAATTGATGAAGATATTGAGGCTTTAGCGGATGAGATTGAAGAGGAAGATTAAAAATGAAATCTTTAGAAGAAATGCAAAAAGATCAATTATCATCTATTTCATTTGGGGTTAGCCACCCCTATCCAAACCTATCTCCTGAGTCAATATTGCTTGCTGCAAGATCTATTCTAAAAGATCAGCCAGATAGACTACTTGAATACGAAAAAACATTTAATCCTGAAAATAAAATAATCTAGTGAGTAAATACATAGACTATCTATGCTATAACTGTTGGATAAAGGTTGAGGTTCCCTGGGAAGAATTTGAAACAGCTCTTTGCCAGCCCTGTAAAGATTTTGCTAATAGAGCAAAAGTATTAAAAGAAAATATAAAAAACAGTTTTGTTGAAAATAAAGAGATGCTAGATAGACTAGGATCTGATTACGATAAGGGCGGGGTGCCATATTGGGAAAAATACGAAGAGCGTTTGAAGTATATGGAAGACAACGGCATATGAGCGAAGGATTAATGAAAGAATTTGATCGTGCTATAAGTGAAACCCCAACCAATCTAACATGGGCGGAAGAAGAACTTGGTGTCTGGAAAGGTTGGACTTACAGCCCAGAAAAAAAGAGATACTACTTTGATGACATTGGCAATGAATCACTTTCCAATCTATGGAATAGTGAATTTTTAGGACAGGCCTACAATGAAAGAACTTAACGCATACTGTAGACTTTGCCATGTCAATGTGCATGGACTAGTCTCTGAAATCTCAGTTTTAGATTCTGGTAATTACCTATATGTTGGAGATTGCCCTAAGTGTAGTTATAAGATTAAGAGAATAGTTCCAAAAAATAAGCATATAGAGTACCCAGATTCTTGGTATAGACATACGCCAAAAGGATTAGATATTAAATATGGGTCATAGAAAATTAATTGGTGGCGGGTTAGCTCTAGAGCTACAGTCTCCAATAGACTTAGTAATTCATACTAAGGCTCCAGGTAAATGGAAAATAATTGATATGGAAACAGGACAAGAATATATAGGTTCGGCAGAACCAAATCAATATGGATGTTGGATAAGAGTAAAGGATAATAAATGATATATCACAAGCACCTATTAGTAAATGCAAGGATATCAGATCCAGTTAGGTCTGAGCAGCAGGGAATTGATTTCTTAAAAGATCTCATTCAGGCAGTAGACATGAAAATCATAAAGGGACCATTTGCCTCATATGTAAACAAAGAGGGCAACAGAGGCCTTACTGGTGTTGTTATGATTGAAACAAGCCATGCTGCATTCCATATCTGGGACGAAGAGCGTCCAGGCCTAATCCAGTTTGATCTATATACATGCGGTGAACTAGATTTTGAAAAAGTAATAGCTTTGTTTAAAACATACTTTGACGTCAAGTCCTTAGACTATGTCCTTTTTGATAGAGAGAACGGATTTGTAGTTGAAAAATCTGGACAAATCAATTTATAATAGTTTATTTTAGTATACATTTTTTTAGAGCTTTATCAAATTCAGTCTTACACTTTAACATCTTGAAGTCTCCAGGTGAATGCTTTGGATAATTGATAGTATTCCATAGCGGAGAAGATTTACTTGAAACTAGATGTTCTTTGCTATCAAATAAATAATTTATATATTCTACATCAAGAAGCTCTAGGTTTAGCTCCTTAGCCAGATAGGCTAATACCTCATCTGGGCGGGAAACAAGATCCCTGTAATCTATCAGTATGGCATCGTTAGCCATTAAATGCTGATATATCTCAATATATTCATTGGCGGGGAAGCGATAGATACCATCATTGAAGGTACTAACTGTCTGTCCATTAATAAGGATATCTCCAGAATCAACAAAGGAATCATCTATAACCTTAAACTTATCTGGAAAGGAGAGAACTAAAGTTACTATAGAATTCATAGTCTCATAAGGACATCTAATAATAGATATTATCTTATTAGTTTTTACCTCAGATATAAAATGAGTCTTCGGAATATTGATATTTTCATTTAGATTATTGGGATCACGAATCTTCTGCATAATTAATTGATGTAGATAATTAGATCCACATCTAGGAAATGTAAGTATTGTATAGTCCACAGCTCTATTATATCGTACTCCACACAATATTCTATATTTAAATTAATACATATATTACAATTAGTTCGAAAAAAGTGCGGCGAAAAATAGATAGTTTTCAGTCAACTACGTTGACCATATTATGCTATAATGTTTGCTATGAGCATATTAGATAATCTTGAAATATTTATAGAAAAAACGGAAGAGACAGAGAAGTGTCATTACTGTCAGAATAAAGCTAAGTATAGCGATATAGCTAAAATCGATGAAAAGAAATATGACGTAGTAAGCGTATGTGAATGTCACTCATTTAAAGGATTATCATCATAGGAAACTAAATAATTCAGGTTCCTATAATGGTCGTAGAGCAGTTTCCGAAACTGATAATGTAGGTCCGATTCCTACACCTGAAGCAATATTTAGTACATATAAAGCAGTTGACTAGAATAATATAGATATAGTATAATATACAAATGACTGAAATGACTAGTGTAGGGACAGACTTTATGAATGAAGAGCCCATTAAGAAATGGGTAAAGGTGGGCAGAGATGATAATACTGGGCTATGGTATTATGAGAATTCTCGTGGAATTAGATCACAGGCTATATTTGCAAACAGAAAGAAAGCTTGGGCTAAAGGCAATGACTACATAGATATGATATACCCTAAGAAGAAATCAAATAAAAGGGGTAAACCATGAACTCACTACTTTGGTTTTTCTTTGGATTAGGATTGGGATTAGCATTAGATTTTGTGTTGGTCCTACACATGCTTAAACCTATAAAAAAGCGTATTGCTGAACTTGAGGCGGGGAGCCTAAAATGACCTGTAATGTATGTTATATAGATAAAGAACTCTTCCTATATACCAAAGGTGATCTAGTATATTCACTATGTCAGATGTGCCTATATACCCAGAATCAGATAGACATATTCCATGCATGGGGTAGAGAGCAATTACGTATAGCCAAAGATACTGGAGAAGCTCCATTCTAATTGGCTAAAATATGCTCCTAACTCCTATATCCCCCCAACCTTTATACCCTCTCTAATAGCCTTATATGACCTTTTAGAGCCATATTCATCAGAGATCTATCAAAGTAAATACTATTAATTATAACGTAAATGTTATCAATATATACTTAGATATATATACATGTATTTGAGCGTTCCCCACTTAGCCCCGTAATACTCCACATTGCTCCACATGGCATATATAACCCATATTGTCAAGAGCTTTGGGCCATATGTTATATATATGTTATATAAATGTGTTCCAGGATATTTAAACATGTCTCGTAAAGAGGAAATTTTGCCCACATATTCTGCCATATTTTATATATATTTTGTTATATTCTATATATGTTTCTTTAGATTAATATACATTTATTATATATTCTGAGATATTTTCCAGGATTTTTTATACCTTATCGTAAAGACAACATTCTGCCCTTAGCTATATACAACAAATGGGACATATAACCCAATGTGTACCAATGGTACATATCAGGCATATATCCCAGATGTATGTTTATTTATTTATATATGTTATGGTTACTGGACCACATAGATTATTGTATCTATCTATTTCTGCTTGTTTCTTAGCCGCCTCATTCTTCTTCCATTTACGGAATGTCCTTAAAGAATGATTAGCTTTCTTGCGATCCTTCCTAGCTTTGACTTTTTCGGTCATGCCAGGGGCTCATGCATTTCTATAACCTCGGCAAGATGACTTGAGAGCATGATTGCTTCGGAGGTTATTCCTTCCTCCCAATAAGGTCGGAATCTAGCAGCCTGCTCTTTAATAATTTCTTTCATTAAATCCATTAATCTGTCTTGCGTATATATTGGAAATCTGTTTACAATTACACTGGCACATATGGAAGGATTGAACCAATGATTGTCTAGAACTTCTTGTAACTGTTCTGCTATTTTATCTTCGTCTGTTCTTTTACCCATGTCCGCCTCTCATTAAGATTTTATCAAAAAGGTTGGGAAAGGTCAAGAGCACGTTCTCTCAACCCCTCCCAATGTTAGATAGTTTACTTAGTCTTTGTTGGGACCTCAGCTGTAAACTTCATGCCGTTCTTGTCAGCTTCCGCTAACACAACCTTGGCAGCTCCTGAGAAGCGACCACGGCGGCCAACTGTAATGCCCTTGCTTTTTAGATATTCACGCTTTGTTGTCATTTGTTGCCTTTCGATAAATCTGAGCTCCGCCTTGAAGATCAGAAAGCTTTTATTCTATTTTATCACAAATTCGGGGATTTGTATATAGCCTCGTAAAAGCTATGTTGTGCCCTCTTGCCCCCAGGTTTATGTCATCTCGTCTAGATTAACTAATCCTTCAATCATTGCTGTCTCTTGCTCTGCAGTTAGATCTACTATGTCTTCATCCTCGTCTAGCCAGCCGTCATCATCTAAGCCAACCAGGAAGTCATTGTCTATCATCCAGTCCGTTACAGCCTCATCCATGTACTCTGCGCCATACTCCAGGGTAAATGAGGCGGGAACCTTAGTCCATAATTTATCCCAGATAGTATCAAGGGTTGTCCCATTAGTAATTGTTAAATCGCTATAAAGATCGTCCTTAGAGTATTGATCATATTTATCTCTAATTAAATCCCATGTCCAAAGCCATACTAATGACATTGAAACATCCATGCCATTTAAAGTATTGACAATTTGGTCCAACTGCATTTTAACTTTTTGTCCTCTATCATACTGAATATCATCCACGGGCTTTGCTCCTATCAGATATGGCGAATGCTAAATTATACGTCATAATATAGATTTCTGTCAAGGTATCCATACGTCCTGAAAAATATTTATATTCAGGATTATCCTGTAATTCAGATATGTCTAATAGTTTTGTTTCACATTCATACATTAGATTCTTCATATGACCATGCATGATATCAGTACCTGATTCCCCCAGGTCAACTAATTTTTGGAGGTGGGGTTCCAATAGAGTATCCTTATAACTCATTAGATACCTCCAGTAGATGTTCTATAGCCATAATTTGTCCTTGGATATTGATCTTAGATTCAACATTTAAATCTTTATCCATATCTTGATTAAGACTAATTAAATGAATCTTCATATATTCAATTAACTTATCCGTAGTATGTGTTCTCATCGATATACCCTTCTGCTAGTAGGCCTTCGAAGAAGTCCCATACAATTAATAATTGCTTATAGTTTTGTTCATCCCCCTGGTTTTTGGCGGTATCAATAGCCCAAGTTAAACTGTGACCAAAGTTCTGTATATCCTTATATGTATAACCTAACATAGATAATACTCATTTCCCTCAATGTAAGAATAGAATTTATTATATTCTTGCTTTAACTCAGGTGAGGCATATTGCATGAATTCATATTCAGCATATTCAGCACCCTCATCTAGATTCTTATTAGACCAATCTTCAAACAATTGTTCTGCTATTTCCTGTTGCATTGCACCTGTAATGTGCTCTGCTACAGTATCTATAAATAGTTCAGGCATTACATTCCTTTCGCTAGGTTCTAATTATATAACGAACCACTGACATTGTATAGGCTATATCCGTGTGATTCACACCACATGAGCCCAGCTTTGTCCATATGTTAGGATTTCAGGGAAATAAATTTGACTTCCGTAAAGAGCATATGCTACCCTCACCCGTGAGCGCAAAGCTAAACCCCCATGCCAGAAGGGTCATAGGGGTTTAGGATGAATGGCTGCTAGGACCTCAACGAAAGGAAAGCCTGCCTTACTTAGCATCTATGGAGATGCACCATTCTTTCTTGTAAATTTAAACTACTAGTAATCTCTCCAATGCATACTTCTCACAAAATGAAGTTAGATCCATTGTAAAGAGCGCTTTGTTATTCATGCCACGGACTTTGTTTAAAGGATCTCGTCCATCCGCCCACTCATGAAGACTAAATGTCTGTTGGTCCCAATCAATGATAGCGATCTTATGTTCGTTGTCGCCAATCTCATTTACGTATAGGCCCCATCCAGTTTCCATATTCCACTGATCAGCAATGATATTGCTAATAGCGATACGTGTTGCATATGATGAATCATTCCAGCGTGGTCTCGCAGCAATGACAGCATCCGCTAATTTACCTAGCATTTGATGTCCTGCCCAGTGACCGTATAATACAATTGTTTGTCCGTTCGGTTGAACGAAACCAAAATTTGCTCTATCTCCCATTGCTATTCCGCCATTTCTTTTAGTTTAGGTAAGTCTTCTTTTTTGTTTAATTCTATCACTTCATAGGCCTTTTCGTCAAGGGCCTTTTTAGATTTATTATAATGATGTGTGCAAAATGCCAGCTCACCATCTAACAGTTTAATTAGATATGATGCACGGGCTACGCTGCAACTATCACAATAATAAACTGGGGATACATCTTCAGCCATCACAATTGATTCCCTTCGATCATGTCTGCTAGTCTGTCTAAAAGCCAGGTATCAATATCATTAATATCAATTTCCTTTAGCTTTTCTACAATTTCTTCACGAGCAAACTTATACCCGTCGGTGAATCCTTCTTTGTAATCTGACATTTATCTCCTAGTGTATCCAGTAGGTTCGTAGTCTGAGGTATAACTTTCAATTAAATTATACTTGTCACGAATCTTACTTACTTTCTCAATACTACCAGTTCCAATATTGAAAGTCAATGGAGACATTGCAACTGGGTCGAGTCCAATTATTTGTGCATCCCAATAGGCCCTCTCCATAGAGAGCCTATCAGGAGCAGTAAGTTCAAAGTACATTAGTAGTTTGTTTCCGCATCTTCAACATCAAATGATTCAATACATACATCGCCATTGTATGAATCAATAGATAAGTTATCTTGCAAGAAATACTTAGCATCAAAGTCCTCTAATTCTTCAAGAGGAACATCATAAGTTACTTCTACGTTTACTGTAGCAGTAATTGTAATTGTTTGTTTTGGCTCGTGCCCAAGAATTTCACATAAGTCACGAAGAATTTCTTCTTTGTCTGTGTTTGGGTTATACCAGCCCTCGGCAGAAAGATTATCAATAATCTGACGAATCTGTCCATTACTGATTGATAACTGTTCTTGCAGGCGTCGGTATGAATCAAGATGAATCTCTAATTCATTTACCTTAAGTGTTGGGTAAGTTACCTCACCGTTATTGATTGACTTATATGTTACCAACGTGTTGGCATCATATGAGTATGGGACTGTATTTGTTTCCATTTCATTTCCTTTCGTTGTTGTTGGGAGTATTGTAGCATCTTCCACTGACAATAGTACATATGGGCTATTATTAAGTGGGGTGAAAAGTAGCTTTTCCTCAGTTCCCTCTAAATGAGTAACCTCAATTAAACAGTCAGTATCTGTATTTAAATAACTATACTTATTCCATTTTTCATTCATGCTTCAACCTTTTTTCTAGATTCTAGTAATGGCTTGTGAACTTCACACTTTGCCATTGCCTCTTGGTCTTGCCAAGAACCTTGATTACAGTTTGAGCAGAATTCACCGCAGTCGTCTTCACAATAATCTAATGTATCGAAAGACTGGCAGGCATAGCAACGGTTTTCCCATTCTGCTAATTCCTTTACCTCGCCACGGACAATCTCATACTCTCCGCCCCAACCTGTCTCTTCCTCAAACTCTAGAGTAAGAAGACAGTTGGGAACAAGATTACTTAGTTTAGTTAAGATAGTTACAGCAGGTGACCAAGCAGTCTCATATTTATATACAAGCCAGTTATCATCACCTTCTGATTTATATTCAAGTAATTCTGTTTCAGGATACTCATCACCGTCACGAACTGCTACATCCCACTTGGTTCCCCAGTTAGATGTATTCCAAGAATACCAATCCTTCTGAGTTTTAGCGAATGCAACAGACTTAGGAAACCAATCAGGGTCTTTCATATCTATATCCCCATGGTTAGGCTGACAGGCATACTCTTCATCCGTAATGCCATCATCCTTATATGAATGTATGTTGTTAAATGAAAACACAGGATTATTATATTCTACCTGTGTAATTTTAGTGGGGAAGCCCATTAGGCTGATATCACCCATACCAAATGTCTCTTGTGCTAATGTGAATGGACTATTCAGTCTATCTTTAATCATATCTATCTCAGACTTAGGTCCTTGGATAGTCAATGTGTTATATACCCAATTTGGCATTGTATTCCTTTCGTTGAATGTCGTAATTGTAGCAGAGGCTACTGACATCCGCAATAGGGTTTCGGGGTTTTTTTATAATGTACGTAAAGAGCTAATTGTGCCTTTAGGTTTGGGCGCAGTTTGTGTGCCATGTAGGACTTGAACCTACGATTACCGAATTATGAGTTCGGGGCTTTAACCAACTAAGCTAATGGCACTTTGCGATCCATAACGGACTTGAACCGTCGGCCTCTACCGTGACAGGGTAGCGCTCTAACCAACTGAGCTAATGGACCAAGAAACGGGGCCCTTTCGGGCCCCATTTATTTAGGCTAAGGCTTTAACTGCTTTGAGAATTTTATTTTTCTCTGCAGTTAAAATTGGGTCGAACCCACTTGCGCCAGCATTTAGCGATTCAGTATTACCAGTGCGGGATGTGCGGTAATAATCTAAACGCTCAGTTAGTGCATTAAATGCACCCCAAGCAGTTCCCTTGATTGTAGAATTAGTTGGTGAGTTATGATAAAGGTCATCAATTAGAACAACCTTGTTCTCCCACTTCTTCAATGCGCCTTTAACATCTGACTCAGGCTTTGGGTATAGATTGCGAATCAAATCCGAGAATTGCTTATCGGTAACTGATTGAGTAAATAACTCTTGTGCTTGCTTTTGAAATTCATCTGCATACGCAAATGTTAATCCCAATGCTTGACGGGCTTGCACAATTCTGCCTTCAGCAGTTTGTGTGTGGCGAATCTTGAAAGATTGCTTAGCGCCCTTCATTGCAAGGTTAAGAGTATTTTGGCAGACAACACGAACAGGTGTGATTGCTGCTTGAACGGCAACTGAGCCATCGTGTGATGTCCATACGATTAAATATAACTTAGTTCTATCGTTAACACCTTGTGGGTCTAATACGATTTCACGAGGAATATCTAATGAGCCGAATACAACTTTGCCCTTTTTAATTGAGCCAGCAGACTCCCATTTTGCGGAGCCGTTATCAAGCACGTTATCAGCGAATTGAAATAACTCTTCATTCTGAACAGTCTTATATCGCTTTCCAACAACTGATAGGACATCAGTGCCTTGGTCGAATGGGTTATCACGAATCACGAAGAAATTATCTGATGTATTTCTCCATGTATTTGGGATATGGTCTGCAACATCCGACAAGCGGACATTCCAATTGTTTAACTTTGCTTCTTCAAGCATTGTTGATGTCGATACATTTTCATCTTGTGCGAAAATGCGATTTGCAAGATTGTGCCAAGCAGGTGCGCCACGCAACGCAAATGCTACTTGACCGTCTTGCTCTTCTAGGTTATGAGCCATTTTATCCTTTCGTTTGTTTGTTAAGTTTATTATAACAGTTAGCACTGACATTGTCTATCTTGTTTAACATCAGGATTCAGGGGTTTTCCACAGGTTTCCGTAAGGCTGTGGATAAGTCCCCAAGGTTGGGCGCATGGGAAGATGAGGCGGGATTAGAAAGCATAAGATCCCGCCCCAAGCTTTAGATTAGTGAATGAATTTCTTCTGGGAAATACGCTGCTGTTATTTTTTTATTATTAGTTACATCAAATACATATGCTTTTACATCGCCTTGAAAGTTTTTTATATTTTGCTTAACTATGTTAGCAATTTTTGGGTAGTTGATACTTTCAGCAAGTGGTATGGAAATGTCGTGAGATTTATTAGCATCATAGATTTCTAATCTATATCGCATTTTGTTCCTTTGTTAGTAGGGATAAAAAGTATAACATAGGGGGCTAGATTTTGTCTAGCCCCCATCTGTTATTTAGAGATAACGAGCAATAGCGTTATAGGTGCTTGTGCTAACTGTTTCCTCATCGGTCATTTTGAGAATACGAATAGCATTTTCCATTTCCTCTTTCATCTCACGATAAGAGTGCTGATGGATTTGCTCAAAATCTTTTACAGGCTCAGCAGGGAAATCGCCTTCCTTAACTGTTAAATCAAAATCAACATTAAGGGAGTTGTTCCAAGAACGATAGTTGGTGCGTAGGTTTTCAGCC